CATTGGGATAGGCACTACCATCAATGAGCTTGTCCTGAGCGGCATCCAGCGCCTCCTGAGTGGATGACGAAGGATCCTTGCTATTCTGCTCCTGGAGCTTCGACATCACACGGTCCGAAGCCTGTTCCAAGCGGTCCGCCAACTCATGCCGGCCCGCATCACGAAGGCGCTGAATACCTTGCTTGAATTGCTCAGAGGTCATGACCTCACCATCACCCTCCATCTCCTCACCTTCACCTTGAGCCTCAGGGTCGAAATCATCAGGCAGAGAATCAAAGAAATCCTCAAGGTCGCTGGCCTCAGAAGAAGCCACGGCATGAAGCTCCTTGGCAAGAGAAATCACTTCCTCGAAGCTCTCTGCCACCTCGATGCGATCCACAAGCGATTGCTCCTTCTCATTGAATTGCACACCAGAGCGCACACCCAACTTGAAATAGACATTGAGACGGTCGGCAAAAGGAAGGCTCGCCATCTCATCAATGGTGACACCGAAGAAGCCACGGTCCACCAATGTGGTGTAACCGTTATACATGGGGCGAGTAAGACCTGGATACTTGCGCTTCATCTTACGCTCAATACGTGCATCCTCAACAAGATTGAGCATGCTCTTGAAGCTCTTACCCAACGCCTTCACCTCATCTATCCAACCATCAGCAGGCGTGTACAAGGCGTGACCCACCTCATGACCAATCATCAGGTCATACAGGTCGGAATCTACATTCTTCCAAATAGGAAGAGTCAAGACACGAGCCTTGACATCAAACGAAGGACCATTAACTTGCTTGTGCTCAACGCGGATGTTTTCCGACGCCAGAAGCCGGCCGAGAGCACTCTTGGTGGTGTCAAGCGAGTTTGCCATTACGTCTCCCCAAAAAGGTGATGTTCAGAAGCTACACATTAAATGTAACTCCTGAACATCAAAATGTCAAGTGCTTCGTAAGTGCTTGAAAATCAACGACTTACAGCCTTCTTTCTCGGGGAAGCTTTCGTTTTTTTAACTGGTTTCTTGAACTTATTATTCAAACGCTTAGTCACTTCTTCACCTGACATCCAAATATCCTTGTTCTGTAAAATGGATTGTATTTCATTATCTGATAAAAATCCTGAATATACATCCTTCCATAACTTATGACTCCATTCACGTTCATGTACAATGTTGTCATACATTTCACCTCCCTTACCAAAACTACCTGAGCTGTAGTTATGGAACATGAACATGGAATGCTTGCTGATTTCCCAACTCTTGGCTGACAAGAAAACCACGGTGGCAGCACTCATGCAGGCACCTTCAACTGACGCCACAATGTTCGCCTTGGTTTCTGCCATAGTTCTCATGAATTGAATGGCTGTGAATAAATCACCACCGTAACTATTAATATGTAACACCACCACATCATTTTCTGAAGCATTTCTTATTGTTTCAAACACACCCACATATTCAGATGGGGCTTTAATTTCTCCGGACAAATAAAACTTATGTACCTTGGCTAATGGCCTATCAACAAATGCCATGCTCGTGCTAAATTCAGTTGGTTTCTCCATAGTATCTTGTCACCTGTAGAATCTTGTCAATTTGTTTTTGAATAATATCTTTACGATTTGGCCAATGAATGTATTCCTTGTCAGGATTCTTTTGGAGATTGTAAAGAAGAGGAAGTATAAGCTGTTCTACTTGTTGTAATTTGCCACGCACCTCAGATGTTAATAATTGTTTATGTTGTTCAATCAATGAGGATGTATCACCTGTTGTCAATTCTTCCAACTTGCTTTCTAATGCTGTAATTTTATCCAACAACTCACTCTTGAATTCTGTATCTTCTGGTGTTGCTGTGGGTGTGGTTTGCTGTGGTGTTCCTAATTCATCATCAGCAAATGTAAACCCAAAATCGAAATCATTTTCCATATCTTAACCGTTTTTGATGTTTGAGTTGACGCTTCTTCCATTTATCTAGTTCCCACTTCAACTTGAAATGAGAAGCGTGAAATGTGAAATTGATACCCTCCATATGGTCATACTCATGTAATACAACTCGCGCTCCTACACCTTGAAACTTTCCTGTTTGTGTTTCTCCTTTCTCATTCTGCCATTCCAAGACAACTTCTGCTGGACGTTTCAATGTTAAATAGAATCCTGGAAAAGATAAACAACCTTCTTCCATGGCAATTTCTTCTCTACTCACACCTACAACGTTAGGGTTGAAGAAGGCAATCTTGTCTGTCTTGGTTCCCATCACAAACACACGATATGGAAGTCCTACTTGATTGGCTGATAATCCTGCGCCATCCCACTCCACCATTTTCTTGTGCAGAACATTAGCAAGTTCTTCTGCCTTATCACCATCTTTTTCGAAATCAAACGCAGGTGGCCGCGTTGTCATTCGTTGGTCAGTGAAATGTATCAGTTGTAATTCATCAATGTTAAAATGCATATCATCCTCTAATATTTATTATACAATCACAGAGAAATTCTGTCGTTTGGTGAACTTCACTACATGAGCAAACTTATCAAACAATTGGTCACCCTTATGTGAAATCACCCAAACATTGGTACCATCACCTAATGTATTCAATAACGTCATCACATAATCTGTGGCGCTATTATCTAAACTGCTATCAAAGACTTCATCAAGAATAAGAAGATTAGTACTAGCACTATTCTTAAGCTTAGCGATTGTGCGCCACGTAAACAGAAGAGCCAAATCAATTCTTTGTTTCTCGCCTTCACTAAAGCTTTCATAACTAAAATCATCCCGATAACGTGATTTAATAACTTCATCAAATTTCTCGTCAAGTGTAAATTGGACAAAAAAGTCCATGGATGTCAAAAACTTATTGACGAGTTTATTTATTGCCGGGAGATACTGCCGAATAATCTTGGTCTTGATGCCAGAGTCTTTCAATAAGATGCCTGCAATATCATAGTAATCACCTAATTCATTTAATTCACTTCTTTCTTTCACCACACCTAGTGTATCTTTTGCCAAGTCCTTCAACTTCGCTTTTTCAACTTCAATGTTACCCACCTTCTGACTGACATCTGCCTTTTCCAATTCAAGGCGTTGAATGAATCGTTCAGTAGAAGCCATCTCGGATTTCGTCTGATTGATTTCTTCAGTTAATTTACCAATTTCTTTGTTGATGTCAGCAATTTCCTGGAGACGAGCTTGTAAATTTATTTTCTGTTCTTCTATCTGTTGAATGTTAGTATGAACCTTTTGTAAATCCTCGGAGCGTTCATCAATGATGTCTTTCTTGAAATCATGCTGAATGCCTTGCTTACACTTGGGGCAGGTATCATTATTGTGATAGAAAGAAATTTCTTTTTCTATAGCTGATGCGGTGGATTCAAATTCTCGGACTTGCCGTAGGATTTCGGAAACAGCTTCGTTAACACTAGATGCATCCCCAATACTAGTAAAATGACTAGTTCTTCTATCATCAAGATGAGATAGCAAATCCCGTTTATGATGGATCTCATGTGTTGCCTCCTGAATTTTATTTTCAATGTCTGCGATACGAGCATCTCTATCTTCTTCCAATGTCTTGATGTAGTCTTGCTGTATCTCTGCTTTGTTCTTGGCCAAAGCAATTTTATTTTCCACCTCCGTCATCTTTGTCTTTAATTCAGACATCTTGTCCTTTAATACCAGATTCATGGACGTGAAAATCTTAATGTCCAGAATATCTTCAATCACTTCACGCCGAGCTGCGGCTGGGAGTTGCATGAAAGGTGTAAAGGAGGCTGACCCAAGAATCACAATTTGTGTGAATGACTTGTAATTCAACTTTAAAATGTTTTCTTCCAAATATTTTTGATAATCTCGGCTGGCAGCATCTTGATTCAACAATACATTGTCAACCCAAATCTCAAAGATGGCAGGCTTGATGCCACGAATGATTTTATAGTTCTTGCTACCAATAAAGAATTCAATTTCAACTACACAATTCTTCCCATTGATGGTATTTACTAATTGTGGCTTGTTGATGTTACGATATGGCTTACTGAACAAAGCAAAGCATATGGCATCCAACAACGTGCTTTTGCCACTGCCATTCTCACCCACAATCAAGGTTGTAGGACGAACATCTAATTGAATTTCAGTAAAGGCGTTTCCTGTAGAAAGAAAGTTACGCCAACGAACCTTTTTAAAATGTATCATAATTCAAGATTTTGCGCCTCAACATATAATGTTTTAAGCAACGTTTTCAATCGTTCTTTATCTTTCATTGATTCCACAGCGTCCACATATTCAGATAACAACGTCATGGTATCTTCAATGTTCACGTTCTCGCTATCCAATGCTTCACTTTCAAACTCGGAAAAATCTTCGTGAATTGTCAATTCAATTACTTCATTAAGATACAATGAATCAATCAATTTGTCAAACTTTTGATAGTCCGTTTTATGTACGACTATCACCTTTACGCAACACTTCTTGTATTCAGACGCATCCACGATGGGCTTTCTGTCATCATAGTAAATTTTATGGAAAATGCGATGTGGATTTTCAATAAAGGTTAATTCCAATGTGTCGGTATCAAGAATATGAAAGCCACGTACATCCTCAAAATCAGTCCAAATCATTTCATAAGGACTACCAAGATAGTACACATTGTCATCAGTGCTTCTATGATGAAAATGTCCAGTTAATACCATGTCGTAATGTTTCACCAATTCTCTGTCCATGCCGGCTTCATTTGCTACACCACGAAACATATCAAAGCCCATCAATTCAAAATGTGCTAAACAAACACCTTTATGTCGTTTCAAAAAGTCTAATGACTCAGCATGATTCTCTGGACAAATCCACGGAATGAAGCTGAAGTCTCGCTCACCGAAAGTAATTTCTTTACACTTATCAATGATATGAATGTTGGAATATTCTTGAAGAAGTAAATCTGGGCTATTCACTTCATTAGTGTTCTTGTAGTATGTGTCGTGATTGCCAGGAATCACCCACATATCAGCATTTAATTCGTGGAGAGGATCAAAGAAATAATTTTTGCAAGAGCGAAGTGTGGCAAAATTAATATACTTGCGCCTATCAAAAACATCACCAAGGTGGAAAACTGTTTTGATATTGTGCTTATCAAGGTAGGGAAAGAATACATTATCATAGAATTTCCTAAAATATGCGTCAAAGTGTTGTGAGTCATTCCGAGCACCAAAGTGAGTGTCGGTGAGAATTGCTATTTTCATTTATCCCTCGTAGATGGCAGAATTAGCACCATGTTCAAATACTTCCACACTCTTAAGACGAACACGTTTCTTGCTTCGTTCAGCAATCTGAGGAGCAATATCTGTGTATACTGTCTCGGCAAACTTCTCACATCCTACTGATGAAAAGATGCGAAGTGTGAGAATACCTGCTTCATCCATTTGTTTGAATAGTTCCAGGTGCGGGTCATCTGCTGCCACAGCAGTTGTATGGTCAAACGCCTCACGAAGATATTCTAAAATCCATTTAGTATCACCAAAATCGTACACCCAATTTCTTTCATCCAAAGACTTGGATTCAAAAATGAAACGAAATCCTAAACTATATCCATGAACTTGGTTACAATGTGAAGTGGCACGCCACTGACGAAACGCACAGCTCAATCCACGGTCATTGCCAAATGTCTTTGTAGAATAATAGGTCATTGATTCCTCAGAAGTTTAGAGTACATGATGTCAGCGTTCATAAAACCTTGTGATAGAATACCACGTTGCACTTCCATGGCACCTTGATACTGGTCATAATTGATGACCCGATACCGAATGAATTCATCTACTTCTTGCTTATACTTTTGAAAATTATCCCAACTAGAAGTCCATTCACTAGGATATTTAAATGCTGGAAGATACATTTCTGAATAACTGCATCTATCCGGCACAATGGGGATGGCTCCTGCCATGACACCTTCCATCATGCTGATACCAAGATTTTCATGTAGTGAACAACTGAACACCGCCTTCACCTTGCCCATCAACTCATAGTAATCTGTCTTAGATAGATTCATCTTTTGTGTGATGGTTAAATGTAATGCCTCGGCAATTTCAGGTTGCTTGTCCGAATTATATCTGTGAGGCCATAACACCATGTCAGATTTAGGAGTTGATAAATGATGCGCAAGTGACATCACTAATCCCAAATGAGGTTGTCCAGACCGTATGGCCTTGTGATGATATTGTTTTTCAATACCTAAATTATTCAAAAACATGGTGCGATGAAATTCTGTGGCAAAGTAATTGTAATCACAGGCATGAAACCAACTACGTTCCACGTTATGTGCCACCTCTCCCCTCATCTTCATACCTAAGATATCAGATGGGTCATAGGCACCAGCATGCCAGATGCCGTGAATCTCCACAGGAATATCCAACAAATCACTCATGTATCGAATGGCTGTGATGGCAAAATTCCAGGCATCTGTGACCAAGAACTTATCACCTGGAGCAACGTGTCCCATGCTAAACAAGTCAGCAATCTGTTGCACCTGTTGTGCCTTGTATTTGTTTGTGAAGGCAAAGTTCAAGAAAGCACCAGTTGTTGTACCTGAATCACTATTATCATCACCCACAATACGATACTTCAAACCCCTCTTTTCCAAATCTTTCGGAATATTATAATACCATTGCTTTGTATAGCGTTGGTCAATAGGTTCAATAGGGACAATGAATATCATATTAGCACACTCGGAAGTACATTAGTTAATACAGCACCATTCTCTCCATCCTCACTCACACCTACTTCAACATAACGACTAGGATAATTTTTCACAATATATCCAATCAATTCTTCTGCCAACATTTCACAGCTCTTGTAATCAATGTTCATGGTGCCTTGATACAGATTTTCCAATTCACGTTTAAATAGAATGAATTCAATGTCTCGGTCATTATGTGTCACAGATACACGAACACGGAAATGAAACATATGCCGATGTGGGTAACCAAGAAATTGGACATCAGCCAACTTCGGATCATCTAAAGCAGCAGGATACTTGTGTATCCCTTCTTTTTGAAAAGTGACTTCAATGTAACGTGATATAAACATTAGAAATCCTCCGGGAGGCTTGCGGGTTGACCATCTTCAATTGGCGTGCTATCTAAACTTGTTCCAGCATGACGCAACCAATGCTCAAAATCCTGCTTTGTCTTGACATTTCTCATGTCATTAATGGCTGAATATGTTGTTTCATCAACCAATCCATGTGCCAATGTGAAATCTTGTGTGACAGCATCCACATGACGAATGAAGTTCATAGTGCTACCTACAAAGTAGGCGCTGAAGGCTTCAAGTGGAGGCATATAATTTCCATTATGTAACTTCTGATAGGCACGAACAGGAACATTCATCGCCTCCATGAAGAAGTCATCATCCACAATGTAATCTTTCACATACTTTCGTACATCGGCATTGATGAACTTGTAATCTTCTGCACCTTGTCCGCCATTTTCTGTTTGATATTTTCCTTCATCATCTCGGAACAACCGACCAGGAGTGATCCATTGAAAGTCTGGACCGTAATATCTTCCCATCTGAACACCTGATGTATGTGTAGTGCTATCATAGCTGATTAATGTGCCTTGATATACAGAATGATTCTGCATGGCAATCACAGGAAGCAATCGTGACACAGAACCTACACCCAACAAATGGAAATGATGTGTTTTTTGTGAAAGTGGGAGTTGCGTGTAATAGAATGCTCGCTTACAATCTTCAAGTGTGCCTGTGCCTAATGCCACAGCTCCAAGGGCCACGCCACCGATACGTTCATGCAGTTCCTTGGGAATTTCTTCCAATGCCAATTCAGTCCAACGCACATAACTTTCCAAATCGTTGCCTTGTGCAATAAAGAAAGGACGTGCCTCAGATTTCATCTTCAAGAATGTTTCAATCTGGTCACGAATGTTCTTTCCAGATTCACGTGCGCACCATTCAAACTTTTCTCTATCAAAATATTTGCTAGATGTATCAGACCGTGAAGAACGTGTTGACTTCAATGATACTGGAATCTCATCAAAGCTCATGGCGCAATCAGAATAGCTTCCCTGATTGTTATACACCTCTTGTTTCAATTGCGGCGTAATGGTCTTGCCTAATGTAATCATTTGCAGACCGCCTGAGTCGGCGTAAATTTGATTCACACCCTTGCCACGATACACATCCTTGAAAAACTCACCAAATTCCTTTTCAATAAAAGCATTATAAAGAAAAGAAAACTCGTGATTATGTTTGCCACGAAGTAATGCCCAAATATCATTTAACCGTGCAGCAGTTGCTCCAGAGTGCGATTCTTTAAATCTCACACGAAGAAATGATAATCCTGATGCAACATATTCAAATTTCATATCAACTCCGGAATAGTTTAATCAGATGATTGGTCTGATAAATGGCATCATCTAATGCATTATGATACGTACCTGTTCTATCTTCAAAGGGAAGAACAATCACTTCTTTAATAGTTCTATAACATCTATCCAACCATGGCGTCCACGGACGTTGCATACCTATTGCCTTATAGGCATTTTCTATAATTACATTATCAAATCCTGCTCCACATCCCCACGTAGGCATTCCCTTCACACCATACCATTTAGAAAATTGTGTGAGAGCTTCTTGAAGAGGAATATTGTCCTTGCGAAGCATCTCTAACACCTCTTTAGGTTGCTTTGCCCACCACCGAACCGTGTCGGCAGAAATGTGTAATCCATGTTTCTTACAATCTGCTGCATCCACGGTGCAGTAAAATTTATCCATGATACCTTCATTAATGGAAAACTTTACTGCACCTATGGAACAGATGGCGGCGTTGGATTCAGTACTCATTGTTTCCAAATCCAACATCACATTCACATCATCATTGAACGCCATGTTACTTGATGAGATGCATGAATTCGGCGCGAAGTGCTGGATCCGCCTTGAAGGCACCACCCAACTTGCTTGTGATGGTATTTGAGTGTGGGTCTTCCACACCACGTGCCTTTACACAGAAATGTTCAGCATCAATCACCACAGCAACATCATCTGTTTCCAGAATGAAGGCAAGAGCATGATAGATTTGTTCAGCCAAACGTTCTTGTACTTGTGGACGGCGTGAGAAATATTCCACAACACGATTCAACTTGCTTAGACCCAACACCTTCTTTCGTGGAATATATGCCACGTGAGCTACACCATGAATGGTGACGAAGTGATGCTCACAGCATGAAGTAACCGTGATGTTCTTTTCCAATACCATTTCATCATACCCCATCTTGTTTTCAATGGCGGTACACTTCGGGAACATGGCAGGATCCAATCCCCAGAACAACTCATTCACAAACATCTTGGATACACGAGCGGGACTATCTTGAAGGCTGTCATCAGTCAAGTCCATGCCAAGAGTTTCCATGATGGCTGTAAAGTGCTTTTCAATCTTCTTCACCTTCTTGTCAGCATATTCACCTGTTTGAATAATAGGTGTTTCCACGCCAAGAGATTGAAGATGCTTATGGACCTTTTGTCCAAGCTCCGGGTCGCACTTCCCCAAAGCATTGCGAATGGCGTTTGCGTTATATCGCTGCTGTGATTTCATATTATCTCCCAATAATGTTGCCAAAGACATAACAATGATTTCGTGTGGCAACATTGTAACCACGATTCATTGCTTCAATACACAAATCACCAATGTAAGGATCCTCTTGAGCATCCTTGGTGGCGCCAACTGGCATCACCCAAACGTGAGGTGTGAATTGCCTACATAAAAATCTAACACGTTCCATTTCTCTGTCAAGTTCATTCCAACATTCTTCTGTTCCATTACATACAAACTTTAAAATTGTAGTTGCCATACTGAATGTATAATCACGAATCACTTCTGGCATCACCACATCTTTTTCACCTGACACATTGAACAACTTGGGACTCATGGAAAAATGCCAACGATAACCACCCATTGTTCGGAAGTCTGTAGCAATGAATCTACGAAGTTCATCAGACAAAGGCTTTGTTGCATTAGTTTCCACGGTTACAATCTTCGGCATATTTCCACGCATAGACAATTCAGTTAGAATTTCTATCATCGCCTTTTGTTGTAACATTGGTTCACCACCTGTGAAGCACAACATCACATCTTGACCTGTGACTGGATGTGTGAACAAGCCTTCTGGATTATGTTTGTTTTTATTAGCTGCTATCAGTCGGTCAGCAACTTCAGACACCGAGGCATCATGTGCCAAATGCTTATATCGCTGTGACCATGAGTAAGATGAGTCGCAACCAAAAGACCATACAGGAAGTTCTTCAATGGTCTTAACAGAATCCACATTGAAGTCTTTGTATGGTAGTTGATAAGTTGAAGGGTCAGTTGGATTCTTTTGTCCAAATCCTTCACAATTTAAATTACATCCAAAAAAGCGGAGCCAAACAGCAGGCGTACCTGCCAGTTCAGCTTCACCTTGAAACGAATAGAAAATTTCCGAATATCTCATAAACACCTCACAGGTCACATTATAAACTAATAACTATTTAGGAGCTTGTCAACAACTATTCGTATTCAATTTCACCTGTTTCAACAGATTCATCCACACTTAACACATCAATGTGTTGTGTTTCATCAATCACCATGTCATCTTCCAATTTTTGAAGATACTTTGGCTTTCTGGTCATCTTCTTGTCTTTCTTGGTTTCGCTCAATTCCAATTGAGCAGCATCAGCTTGTTGTTTCAAATATTTAATGAATCCATTATCATAGCTTCCTTCATCATGAGCTTGACGAATGATACCTTCAATATCAAGTGATTCAATATACCGATATTTTGTTTGAAGGTGTTTCTTTTCTTTTTGAATTCTACGCAAAAATGCATAGTAAGTGATTTGTGTGAAGTAGGCAAATGGGTTGCTTGATTTCTTGGGATCGAAGTTGTCCATATAGATGAGACAATTTTCAATGGCATCAAGAATCATATCTTCACGGAAGCTATAATTGATGAAGTTGCTCTTGTATGCTAAATGATTAGCAATTTTAATGAAACAATCACCAATGTAATCTGGAACCTGAGGACGTTCTTCATTGTGTCGTTTAGCTCGGTTCACTTCTTTTTTATACTCAACAAGTGCTGCTAGAAACTGCTTGTTGTCAATGTAATGTTTACTCTCTTCCTTCTTCTTCGCCATAATATTCTCCATGATAATCATCAATTTCAATGATGCGAACATCACCATTATTCACTTCACGCAGCAAATCATTAGCTGCATCAGACCGTTCTTCTTGTTCTAAAAACTTTTGTCGGCTTTCTTTTGCTTGTGTAACATAGGTGACATATTGTTTTTTCACTTCACGCTTCATATCACCAATGGTCAATACTACATCGGTGCTAATTGTAAATTCTTCACCATCACTTAATCCCATCCAAGGACGAAGCATAAAGCTTTCACCAATTACATGGTTGCCCTTTCTAGTTTCTTTCATAGGGACTACTTGAACAGGGATGCTCAAATGAAGATGTGTCTCAGCGGCCGTGGACTTTACATCCCGTTCCATGTTACACAGAATGTTTTCACCTGTTTTCAATTTTACAATCTTGAAATATCCATCTTCGAGATTATGCATTTAAAGGTACCGTGAGAAGTTTATAATCAAATCCTTCTTCATTGTATATCTTCACTCGCTCAATTAGATGCAATAATGTGTAATTTTTATGCGACTTCCATGATAAGTTGTCACCTATATCATATAACTTACAACTTGTTTTTTGTTCACCTAAACGCAATCCACGACCAATACTTTGTAAGTTTCTGATACGAGATTTCGTAGGTGAAGCAAACACAATGTTGTGGAGGTTTCTAATATTTATGCCTGTAGAGAACGTACCGTAGGAAGCTAGAATGATGGCGTTCTTGGATTGTTCAGTGATGGCTCGAACTTGTTCTCTGTCTTTAGCTTCCACACCACCATGAACAAAAAATAATTCTCGCCCATCTTCTATTTTTTCATTGAACATTTCATATAAAGGTTCACCGTGTTTCTCAACATACTGAAACAACACCAAGGTGTTACCCTTTTGATCCAACACTAGATTACGAATGAACTTGTTACGCTTTGGATGTGTCACCAACCAATCAATTTCTTCTTGGTAACTAAACTTCTTACACAATTGTTTTTCTTCATCTGTGTAATCTAATGTCACGCATCGAATTTTCAAGTCTGCCAATTGATTTTCATCCATCAACTTCTTGGTGCTTGTCACCTTGTACACGGCACCAAACAATCCTTCCAACACTAATCTATGTGTCTTGGTACCATCAAGTGTGCCTGTTGTTCCAATCTTGAAAGGTGCCTTGGTGCACTTGTGTAAGATGGAAGACAACGACTTGGCTTTGAACAAGTGGCATTCATCACCATACACAACATCAAAGTTTTCAAAGAAACTTTTTGGCATCTTGTAGATGCTTTGCCATGTGGAAATCACCACAGGTACGTTTGTGATTTTTTCTTTGCCTGAATAGATGCGAGTGCAATTCTCGGACGCCTTCCAATCGGATCCTGTGGCGTAGTCGGCAAAATCTCCATACATTTGTTCCACAAGACTTGTGGTGGGAACAATGATGAGCTGCCTACGATTATGTTGTTGATGCCAACGCACCAAGGTGTAAATGATAAGGCTTTTACCACTTGCTGTTGGAGATAACAGAAGTGTTCTTCCCGTTTTAATTGCTTCATGAACAGCATCAGCTTGATATTCTCGAATGTTTACTGGCTTGCCATTCGAGTGGTAGTTCAATGAAGAAATAAACGAAGCAACATCACCGACATCAGAGACAGGCCGACAGTTGTTAACAAATGCATAGCCGTTTCTTTTACAAAATTCTTCGACATAAGAAGATAATCCCACATACAATTCTTTGGTGAACAAACTCAATAGTCGAATTTTTCCATCCCAAAGTTTTGCACGATACTGAGGTGTGAATTGTGCGCCAGGTACAGCAAACGTGAAGAAGTCATTCATCTCCAACAACACATCAGGTTCTGCATCTACTCGGAGATAAACTTCATCTTTTTTATTTATCGTAACTGTACTCACAAGCCACCGTTTGTGAATTTATACCATTCAATGGCAGACTTCACATCCCAGGTTCTGCTATTGATGCTTTTTAATATCTGCTCTAGTTGATATAAAACCGTTTTGATGTATTCCACTTTATCTGTGATTTGAATGATGTCATCATCTGTGGTCATGACTTCATCCATTTCATTCTTTAATGGACGATTATTTAAATACTGGTCCCAGCCTAGTTCAGCTAGTTCCTCTTTGGTTAATTCACCACGATAATATTTAAACTTCAACTTGCGCAAGCGAAGATAATCAGCTTCAGCCTTACGAAATTGTAGGCGAACTGATGTTAACATATTCAAATATTTTGCATGTAATTCTGGTACTCTTGCAGCCGCACGACCAAGATTGGTTTGATCCACTTTGCAATCTTCGGCCCACATGGCTTGAATTTCTTGTAGTTTCATAACACCTCCTCACATACTTCAATTATAAACTACTATTCCATTTTTGTCAAGCCAGAGATGTTACTGTAAACATCCGATATCTAAACACAGCCTGAGCAGCAAAATATTGTGTATCGCCTGTGGATACATCGAATTCAATACCAGTTAATCCTACTGGGAAACAATCCTTAAACGTGAATTCCACAACTGGTTGGTAATCACTATCTAATGCCAACAATGTGGCATCACTATATTCAGCGGCATCTGTGGAACGTAATCCAGGACGTGACCCAGTGGCAGAAACATTGCCTTCAGGTGATATCGTGGAAGCACCACCGAATCGTGATTGAAATTGATTATGGCTTTCTGGGAATCCTAATGCAATAATCCAGTTGTATAATTCAATGTAGTTGGCCATGGTTTCTTGAATAAGAAACTTAATGTTCAATTCACCAAAATCAATCTTTTCACCTGGTTTTGGGATGTTCACAAATGGTGTAGGTTGAATTGCAAATCCTAGATTGACACTTGGGATGTTTGCGGATTGACAGAAATATGTTACTTGTGGGAGATTTTGAATAAGAAAATAGAAACCATTAGGACGTAAAAAGTCCAACATATCTGGTTGTCGTAAATCCCATTGAGTAGTTGCCATGTGTTAATCCTGTAGAGTTTCTAATATTTATATGACACAAAAGGAAAAAGAGAGCCCTTTCGGACTCTCTTTCCCAATTTTTACCTGCTACTATTATAGAAGGTTTGTTACTGCGAACAAACGATAGTAGTGGTTACGGTCAGCAGTGAATGTATCTGCATCTGTTGTACCGTCTGATTGTGTTACGAATGGATTTGCAATCATGCCGTAACGTGTCTTGAATCCAATCTTAGGTTGGAATGTTGATGGGTCGATTGCGCGAACCATTTGGAGAGGAACGTATGGGCAGTAGAACAAACCTGCGTCATATGCGTTTGAACCCTTGTAACCAACCATCACGAATTGTGATGATGCTGATGTGTTGGCTGAGTATGGGTCGATGAATACCTTGTAACGGCCATTCAATGTACCTGCGAATGTGTTACCAGTGTCATCTGATGAGATGCCATCGTTGCCTGAAAGAGCTGGGGTGTAATCCAACTTACCAGCCATTGCTAGAGCTGCTGCAACGTCTGATGAGCAAACGATGAAGTTACCGCGACCGCGACGTGTTTCTTGTGCGATTACGTTTGCATCACGTTCGATTTGGAACATCAAGCCCTTGAAGCGTTCTACTGACCAACGACCGTTTGAGTCTACGTCAAGGTCGAATGTGCCTGCTGTTGCTGTTGAAGCAGCACCTGGCTTTGCAACCTTGTAGATGGTACGGATAACTTCACGGTTGATTTCAGCAAGAATTTCTTGTGAAAGAATGTTGGCCAATTCAGCTTCTGCATCAAGACCGTGAATTGCCTTCAAGTCTTGTGCCAATTCAACTGTGTATTCAGCCTTCAAAGCACGTGACTTTGCAGTTACTGTGGTCTTTTCGATTGAGAAGGCCATTTGTTGAAGGGTGGTTGAATCACCGAAACCTTCAGCTGTTGCTGTTGAAACACCTGTACCAGTGGTGTATGAACCTGATACTGGGTTTGAACCAGCGTGTGAACCAGTGCCTGAGAAGTCTGTGTCAGCTTCGTTGAATAGAGCTTCTGTGCCTGATTGTGTTGAGTAGTGTGACTTCATGGCGAAGATTAAGCCAGTTGGACCAGTCATTGGTTGAACGCCGGCTACGTCATAAGCCATCAAGTTTGGAAGTGAACGACGAACCAATGAGATAAGAATTGGATCGTAGGTGTCAATTGCTGAACCTGTTTGGTTAACGTGTGTTGCTTCGAAAAGAGCTGCCTTTTCTTCACGCAATGCCTTTTCTTGGTTTTCAAGTACAACTGCTGTTACTGCGCGCTTGTAGTTGTCCTTGATTGATGGGAGGTTGTCGTGGTCCAATACTGGAGCCCACTTCTTTTGTAGATTTTCTGAAAGAAACATTCTTGTTCTCCTGTTACTGTTTGTTTTGTTAAACGTTACTATTATTTATACAAGTGGAAATTTTTAGAACTTGGTACGAGCGATGCGAGCTGCATATTGTGCTACAGTTCCAGATGTTTCTTCAACAATTGGTTGTTCTTCTGGAAGAGCTGTAGTTTCAACAACGTTCTTTGGGAAGTAGTTGTTCTTGATAACAGTTAACTTTTGTTCGAAAAGTTCTGCGTTATCAAATTCTACTTCTTCAACTAAACCATGAAGTTTTTCTGCTTCAGTTTGTGCTAGGTCAGCGGTGACCTTGGCAAACACAGCATCGCGCTTTGATTCAGTTAATGCCTTCTTGAGTTCTAGAGCTTCTGCCATTGAAGCATTGGCCACTGCGGTCAATTCTTCAATTTGATTTTGCATTTCGCCAAGAACATCATATTTTTCTTCTGGTACTTCAATGTAGTTTTCCTTGAACAACACCTTGAGACCAGCAATGAAATCTTCTGTGACTTCTGCACGTAGGCCGCTTTCCACGGCTACAGCATTTTGTTCCAACCATTGTTCAACAACATAGTTGAGGTAGGCATCTACCTTGTTTACCAATTCTTGGTGCATTTCTGCAACAACTTCGGCAGCTTGTTCAGCAAGAACATCTTCCATGATTTCCATTTCATGAGCTACACGAGCTGTTACTACAGCTTCAAACAATGAAGCAGCCTTGGTCTTGAATTCTTCTGAAAGTTCTGATTCAGTTGAAAGAAGGGTTTCTACATCCTTTGATAATTCTTCCTTCATCTTCACCTTTTGAGCTTCTACACGCTTGGTTACATCACCTAGCTTGTATTCACCCTTGGCGGCGCGAGCTGATGCTTGAGCGCCTTCTACTTTCTTCTTGACATCACCTGGTTGATAAGCTTCTTCAACTTCAGCTTCAACAACTTCTTCAGCTTCAACTTCCATTTCTACCAATTCATAGTTTGCCTTTTCTTCATCTGACAAAGCATTGAATTCTTCTTCTGAAATGAATTCTTCTTCAGCAGCTTCTACTTCAGTTTCTTCCTTCTTTACAGCTGGCATTGAAGGATTGGTCTTGCCATCATTTACCTTAGCTGCTTCAGCTCTCTTTTTCTTGAAAGCATCAATGGCTGATTGTACTGCAGGAGTTGGCTTGATGACTACAGCTTCTTCAACTTCTGCTTCTTCCTTGTAGACGTTGCCAGCGTTTGATGCTTGATTTACAACTGATGATGGATCAGCATGTGTGGTGAAGTTTGGAGCTGCACCGGCACCTTGACCCTTCAATTCAGCTGCCTTCTTCATCTTGGCGGCTTGTGTCTTGCCTTGTGTTTCTTGGTCATCTTCTGATTCAACTGATGCTTGTTCTGATGAACCTTGTGCCATTGGCTTTGATTCCATTGCACCGGCACCAGCAGCAAGACTGTTTACAGGATTACCTGGCTTTGCAGCTCCTGAAACATTCATCATTTGAACTTCTGGTTTTTCTGATGAACCTTGAGCCATTGGAGCTGCTTCTTTGTTGTTACCCATGCCTGGGAAAGCTTCATCCAATTGGGCCTTTGTATTCATCATTTCACGAATCTTGTTTTCGATTGAGGCCATTTAACTATCTCCTTATTAGTTACAAACGTTACTATTATTTATACAGCTTTTACTTCTTAGAAAGACTATTTAAAAAGTTTTCAAAGACACGTAGTTTCACTTCTTCCAATTGTTTCTTTTTGGTGGCTTCGATTAACTTCTTGGTTTCATCAATGTTTTGGTAAGTCCAGCTACCATTTACGAACATCCATTCTTTGTTTTCCATGATGCCTTGAACGAAAGCATCTGGTGCTGAGGGGTCAGCCACAATGTCAGCTGCAGTGGCTAGATAGAAATCTTCTTGTACTTCATTTACACCATCACGTTCTTTCAAAGTACCCATACCACGTGATGATACGCCAAGTTGTGCGCCGCCTTCAATCAATCCCTTCACAATGTTACCCATGGGAGTATTGAGAATCTTGGCACGACCCACATAGTTGTTTCCATCTTCCTTCAATGAAGTGATGATGTGTGATACACGGTCAAGATTGATGGTAGGACCTTCTGGGTGACCGAGTTCACCAAATGCACGCTTTGATTCCACATATTCCTTCATGTAACGTGCCACTTCTTTTTCCATCACGGACTTGGGATAGATACGATTGTTTCTGTTAGCTAGTTCGCTTTGAAGAAACACGCCTTCGATATACAAATCTTTATTTGTGCCTTCAGTAATGACTTGTACGTTTTCTACAATTTCTGAAATGAGTTTCATTATGGTATCCTTATGTCAATGGGTTTACGTGTTGAGTATCACCGTAACCAGAAATTTTTACAAGTTCGATAATTACTGTACCACCACCTGCAGGTGTTACTACTACTATGTTGCTTCCTTGTTCACGATTATCAGAAAATCCGTTGAATTCAAATTCCCGAGCTCCTGTCAATGCCCATAATTGAACAGAGTTTCTTGTAATGGTGGCGTTGCCTGAAGGAACTGACCAATGAATGGCTGAGATGTTCACCTTGGGTGAAGATGCTGTTTGACTGGCTGTTGCCAATGTTGCATCTAAATCAATGGTTTCAGTAGCACCTGTACCTGAAATAGCGACCACACAATGGATGGGAGTCTTTTTTAAAACTGTTAATGCCATTTATATATCCTCTTGTTTACTTTTTCTTTTTATATACAGGGACTGTAACCTTGCCTTTACCTTTTTCTATACCCTTCTTTGTG